ACGCTGATGTATGAGGTAAATGTCTATTCCAATAAATCGACCAGTAAGAAAAGCCAATGCCGGAACATCATGAAGGTCATTGATGATCTCATGTATCAGCGTAATTTCACCCGCATTTCCCTGTCCCCTATCCCCAACTTAGAGAACGCAAGTATCTACCGCCTTGTAGCTCGGTATCGGGCAGAAACAGACGGTACAAATCTTTACAGGAGGTAAGTTGAAATGGCGATTAGCACCTATAAGGTCTTTCTGATGAAAAAGAAGACTACCCCCGAAGAAACCCATGAAAAGCTGGTTGACATTAAGGAGTTCCCCGACCTGGGCGGTGAACCCGAAATGCTGGAAACCACTACGCTGTCCGACAATATGCAGACCTATATTGCCGGTATTCAATCCCTCGACGGCCTGTCCTTCACGGCAAACTACGATATGGCTACCTTTAAGAAGCTGAAAGAGCTGGAAGGTAAGGAAGACAGCTATGCCGTCTGGTTCGGTGGAACCGAGTCCGGTGGTGTTGTCACTCCTGATGGCTCCAACGGCAAGTTCGCCTTTAAGGGCCAACTGTCTGTATTCCCTGTGGGCGGTGGTGTAAACGAGGTCGTGGACATGAACATTTCCATTGCCCCGTCTACCCCCATCACTTTCTCTGACACCTAATCACAACGGCCTGACGATAAGGAGGATTTATCATGGCTAAGACTCTGACAATCAAAGACCCTGTTTCCGGCGAGAGTTATACGCTGGAATATACCCGCAAGACCGTAGAGATCATGGAGAAGCAGGGCTTCATTGCGGAAGATGTTGACCGCAAGCCCATGACCATGCTCCCGGCTCTGTTTGCCGGTGCGTTTATCGCTCGGCACCGCTTCGTAAAGAGAGAGGTCATTGACCGCATTTATGCCCGTCTGCCCCGGAAAGACGAGCTTCTGCCGAAACTGGTGGAGATGTATAACGAACCCATTCTCTCTCTGATGGAAGAGCCTACTCCTGACGAGGGTAGCGAGGGAAACATGGACTGGACTGCCAACTGGTAAGCGGGTTGCAGTCCGATGAACGAGGGGGCGGTGGCGTAGTTCGCCCCGCTCCCCGTTTCGCTTACACGGAAAAGTTTTATGAAGTGTTCCCCTTCTACTTGGCAATCGGTATGACTGCCGAACAATATTGGGACGGAGATTGTGAGCTTGTCAAATACTACCGTAAAGCCGCAAAAATTCGACAAGATTTGAAAAATCAAGATGCGTGGTTGCTGGGAATGTATATCTATCAGGCGATTGGCAATCTGGCCCCCATCCTTCGGGCTTTTGCGAAAAAAGGCACCAAGGCTGTGCCTTATCCCGATCAGCCGTTTGCGCTGAACACCATGCAGAAAGGGGAAAAGGAGCAGGCCAAACAGGAAAAGCAGGACGAAAAGGCAAAAGCCTATTTCCAAGCATTGGCTATGTCGTTCAACAAGAAATTTCAGGAGAAAGGTGGTGGCGTAAATGGCTGATAATGTGGAAATTCAGGGTTTGGAATTTCAAATCCAAGAGAACAGCGCAGGGGCCGTAGCCGGGCTTGAAAATCTGAAAAAGGCTCTGAGCGGGTTGAAATCTGTGACCGGCAGCAGCGTCAAGGGGCTTGACAGCACCAGCAAGAGTATTCGGGAATTGAAGAACGCTCTCTCCGGCCTGAACAGCGGTGATATGTCCCGGAAGTTGACGCAGATTGCCTCCGGCCTGAGAGCATTGGAACAGGTCAGAGGGGTCAAGATTTCCAGTTCTATCCCTAATCAGCTTAACGCTCTCAATGCCGCCCTGAAAAATGTCAAGTGGACGGACGGGGACAAGATCAGAACCCTTGTAGATGGTCTGCGTCCTCTGTCTGAGCTTGGAAGAGCCAACATGACTTCCTTCATCAATCAGCTCGGAAAACTCCCGGCATTGATTGACGAGTTGGAAAAGGCAGATGTTGACAAGTTCACTCGCCAGATGAAGGAGCTTGCCGCCGCTATGAAGCCTTTTGCGGATGAAATGCAGAAGGTGTCCAATGGATTTTCCGCCTTTCCGTCCAGAATACAGAGGTTGATTGCCAGCACAGACCGGTACAACAATTCTGTAAACCGGGCCACTACCGGTACTAAAGCGTGGTCTAACGCTCTCACAGGTATCAAACTTTCCACGGTACTTTACGCCTCTAATCGAATTGGTGCCGCGCTTGCCGGATATATGTATCAGGCTTCCGAATGGGAAGGTATCATGTATCGCTTTGGTCGAGCTTTTGGCAAAGAGGCAGAAGAAAATTACAAGTGGATTAACCGCCTGAACGCTGAGTTGCAAATCAATGTTCAACAGTTCATGCAGTATGCTTCCATCTACGGCACTATGCTGAAAGGCTTCGGTGTCGCACAGAAGGACGCTGCGGCTATGGCTATGAACTATACCGAGCTGACTTATGATATTTGGGCCGGTTACAATGACATTTACAAAAGTTTTGAAGACGCTGCCGTTGCTGTGCGCTCTGCTATTGCCGGTGAGGTTGAACCCATCCGTAGAGCCGGTTTCACCATCGTGGACTCTCAGTTGAAGATCACGGCGGCAAATTACGGTATTGCGTACAGCACTCAAAGCGCAAGCGAGGAATTGAAGTCCTATCTGCGGTATCTGACCCTGATTGACCAGGCTAAGGCGCAAGATTTGATTGGCACTTATGCCCGTGAGATGACTACCGCAGAAGGACTTATGAGAACTTTGCGCCAACAGCTTACTTCTCTGTCCCAGGCATTTGGCTCTTTCCTTCTTCCTGCTTTGGTAAAGGTTTTGCCCTATGTGCAAGCCTTTGTGGAGCTGATTGGGGAAGCGATTGCGGCTCTGGCACAACTCTTTGGCATTGACTTGAAGCCGGTGGATTTCGGAGTCAGCTCTGGTGCCTCCGCAGCCGGGGACATGGCCGATAACCTTGGTGACGCTGCGGGTGCCGCAAAGAAGCTGAAACAGTACACCGCTGGTTTTGACGAGCTGAATGTTTTTGACCCTAATCAGGGAGCCGGGGGAGCTGGTGCCGGTGTTTCCGGTGGAGGCTACGAGGGTGAGTTTGATATTGATAAACTGTGGGACGAGAGCATTTTTGAGAACATCAATTCCCAGGTTGACGAGCTTAAAGAAAACCTGAAAGGTGTTCTTTCCACTGTGACCAGTATTGCGGCGGGTATTTTGGCGTGGAAGGTCGCCAAGGATTTTTTAGCGGCCTTGAAACTTCTGAAAGAACTGAACTCCAAGAATTTTGCCTTCAAACTGGACTTCAAAGTTCTCGGTTTGTCCATGTTCCTTGCTGATTTGAAGGAATTTGAAAGGTATCTGAAAGATTTCCTGGACAACGGCCCTACCTTCCAGAATGTTGCCGGTATGATTAGTTCCTTTGCCGGTATGGTGGGGGACGCTCTGATTATGCTCGGCGGTTTGAAGGTCGGTGGTGCGCTGAAAGTCATTCAGGGTATCGGTGAGATCGTCATTGGTATCAGCGACATTGCGGAGAACGGTGTCAATGCGGAAAATGCCCTGACTGTCATCCGAGGATTGACTAATATCGCCATTGGTATCGGCGTGTTCACCGGAAATATCAAGTTGGCGGCATGGAGCGTAGCCATTCAAGGCTTCACCACCATCATCCGTGAGATCGCTACAAATTGGGACGCTATCAAGCAAGGCGATTGGAGCGGTGTGGACAAGGTGGCTCTGATTATTGGCGGTTTGGAAATCCTGGGCGGTTTGGTAGTCGCTCTTGATGTATTTTCCAAGTTGAAGGGTATCTCTAACCTGGGCAATGCCACTACCGCTATGAACACACTCTCCAATGCTACGGGAACGATTGATACTACCGTTAGTACCCAGCTCTCCCCCAAGCTGAAATCTCTGGCGAAGAACCTCGGCCTTGGTGTGGTAGTCATTGCCGAAGTTGCTGCGGCGGCAATTATCTTTACCGGGGCAATCGCCATCATGGGCCATGAACTCGAAGAAGTTGGTAAAGCATGGGAACCTGTCATTGAAAACGGAACCACCGTTGCAACTGCAATCGGTATTGGAGCTGGTATCTTGGGTGCGGTCGGTTTAGCTGCATACGCCCTGGGAACCGGAGGTAAGACCATTGCCTTGAATATCGGCATCGGAACCGCTATCTTACTGGAACTCGGCGTAGCTACCGGTCTGTTCTTGGTAGAAATTTGGGCCGTAGGTAAGGGGCTTGACGAGATTGGTCAGGCATGGCAACCGGTTTTGGACAACGGCGAAGAGATTGCTACCGCCATTGGTGTAGGCACCGGCCTTTTGGTTGGCGTAGGTACTGTGACGGCAGCTCTTGGCGCAATCACTATCGGTACGGCGGGGTTGCTTCCTGCGGCAATCGCCTTGGGAGCTGGTATTCTGGCAGAAATGGCCCTGGCTTGTATCGGTTTGGTGGAAAGCCTACGAGCTGTTGCGGACGAATTGAACAATAACCTTGCCCCTTCTCTCCGGGACTTAAACAGCACTCTTCCCCAGCTTACCGATGATATGTCCGATTTTGTGGATTTCATGTCTACTTTTGCCGGGGAGATCAGTTCCTATACTGACTCTATGGGCGGTATCACTTGGGACAGCATTGTAAGCGGCTTCCAGAAGCTCTTTGCCGGTAATCCTATCGGTGACTTCGCTGACGATGTGAACGCCATCTACACGGACACTAAGAGCTTGAATGACGAACTGCGGCTTGCAAACCCGGAACTGCAAACCGCTGTAACCCTGCTGACACAGTATGCCGCTCTTATGGAGCAGCTTGGTATTCTGACGCAGGAAAACGGTACGGCAAATCTGGCAACTGGCATCTTTACCAATCTGCAAGTCTGCGGTGAGCAGCTTGTGACTGGCTTCTCCACTGGCATGACGAATAAAATGCCTCTCATTCAAGCCAATGTGGAGCAGATAAAGACCACCCTTGACACCAACTTCAATACGCTGGTAGACGGGGTTGTGCAGAAGTGGCAGACCGGTTTGAACACCATGAACACAGACTTTACCACTTTCCGTACAAATACGCTTCTCGGCTTCACAGACTTCCAAACGCAGATGACCACTGGCATGGACGATTTTACGACCACCTTCCCGAAGGGATGGAGTTCCATGTGGAGAGGCATGACCAATACCGCTATCATCCAGTGGAACTCTACTCTGAACGCAATGGAAAGAGGCATGAACAATGCCATCCGCTCACTCAACAATGTTATCCGTCAAATCAACAAGGTATCGAAATTCACCGGTATTAGTCTGAGCTATTTCAGTGAAATTAGCGTAGACCGTATTCAGTATATGGCTGAGGGCGGTTTTGTGGATGAAGGGCAACTCTTCATTGCGAGAGAGGCTGGGGCCGAGATGGTGGGTGCCATGGGACGGCGTACCGCTGTTGCCAATAACGACCAGATAGTTGAAGGTATTTCCGCTGGCGTGTCCGTTGCCAATGATGGTGTGATCGCCGCTATCTATGCACTCATGAATATCATCGAGGACAAGGATTTGTCTGTGTCCATCGGTGATGATGTAATTGGCCGGTCTTATGACCGGTACAACCGGAGCAGAGGTGTCCGAGTGAACAGTGGTGCCTTTGCCAACGCCTACTAAGGGGGTAAGGATATGGCAGCATTTATCAAGATCAATGGTCGTGAATATCCTTGCCCCCGCAGGGGGCTTAACCTCATGACCGCTACCATCGTGGACTCCGCCAGAAACGCAAATGCTGTGGTGGTAGGTCAGGTGGTAGGCCGTGAACAGCAAAAAATCGACAATCTGGAATGGGCTTATCTGACTGCGGAACAGTGGTCGAGCCTGTTGCAAGAATTTAGAAATTTCTATGTGATGGTCACTTACCCGGACATGGTGAACAACACATGGACTACCCGGAAGATGTACCCCGGTGACAGAACGGCAGAGCCATTCCATCTTGACCCGGAAACGCAACTTCCCATTGATTACATTAACTGCAAAGATAATCTCATTGACGGCGGAGAGCCGTTGTAAAGGAGGGCCGATATGAAATCTGTAAGTAACGCTTACAAGTTGAGTATGCGTGGCCTCCTTCGCAACCGCTCCTATGTCCGTATTACCTTCGGAAATGTGGACACAACAGCCGCAACGGACGGTGAGTGGGTAAGCAATGGGGAGCTACCTTTTTCTGAATTTGAAACGGTGGATTATCCTTATCAGTATGGGAGTCCCTATGCCGTTTTGGAATTAAATAGGTGGGCATTGGATGGTAAAGCTCTCATTCTTCCCACCAGTGGAACGGTGCAGGACGGTTTTGCGTCCAACCACATGAGTGACGCTGAGGGAGCGTTCAGCACCCCAGCAGTTATTACCCGGCAGTTCTCTACTCCCCACACCTTCCCCGGTCTGACGCTGACTTTTGATACCCGGTATCAGGAATGGCCCTTGCAGATCACCGCAAGGTTTTATCTGAGCAATGCCCTGGTTGATACCCAAGTAGTACCTGTGACCGGCGTAGAGGTTGTGATAAACACGAGAGCGGCCCAGGTAGACAAGGTGACGATCACCTTCGACATGGCTCTGCCATATCGGAGGCCCAGGCTGGAAGAGGTTCTGTACCGGGAAGCCCACACTCCGGAAAGCGAGGATGCCTTCAACCAGGCGGTTGCGGTTTTGGAAGAGGTCCGGGACATGAACCGTTCCAGCGTTTGCGGCAGACGGGCGCACCAGCTCAGGGAAGAGCTGAGAAGAGCCCGTCTGGCGGCTGCGCGGTATGATTGATGTGTCTTTCCTGAGTTGCCGGAAATGGACAGGAAGGCCCCCCTGCTTTCGTCACGGAATCAAGGGATGCGTTTTCCTCCGTGATTCCTCTTTCCACAGGAAGGACCGGGCAAATTGGCTTGATTTTGCCCCTGTCCGGGGCTAGTCTTCGAACCGTTATGACAGATTCATCCATCCCGGACATGATGGCGGAGGCTCGCCGAGGCCAATGGACTGACCAGCAACTGGCCGCCAAGGCTGTGGAACTGGCGGAGTCCATTTTAAAGCAGTCGAATGCCGGGATGAGAGGGAAAGAGAAGAGGCAGGCGCAGCAAATGGAGCGTATGATGAATGATCCGGCGGGCAAGGCGTTTACGCTGGCGCTGGCGGATCGGGTGTTCCGTCCTTCTTCTCCGGCGCGGGGCGCGGAGTTGTTCCGCTATCTTCTGGACGGATATGGCGTTCCCCGTTATTTGTCTGCAGCCGACCGTTTCGCCATGAAGATGGGGGGGAGATTTTCCGCTCAATTTCCGGGTGTGGTCATGCCCGTGATTACCAGCCAGTTGAGAAAGGAGAGCTCCAATGTCATTCTTCCTGCCGAGGATGGAAAACTGCGCCCCCACCTGCGCCGCAGGCGCAAGGGCGGCATCCGGATGAACATCAACCAGCTGGGAGAGGCCATTCTGGGTGAAAGCGAGGCGCACCACCGTCTTCAGCAGGTCGTGGACCGGCTGACAGACAAGGACTGTGACTATATTTCCGTCAAGATTTCAGCCATTTTCAGCCAGATTCATCTGGTAGCCTTTGAAGAAACCGTCAAATTGATTCAGGAGCGCCTGCGCATCCTGTATCGGGCGGCCATTACCAATGCGGTGACGTTGCCGGACGGTTCCAGAAAGCCCAAGTTCGTGAATCTGGATATGGAGGAATACCGTGATCTTCATCTGACGGCGGAAGCGTTCAAACGTACGTTGATGGAGGATGAATTCATGCATCTGGAGGCGGGGATTGTGCTCCAGGCCTATTTGCCGGATTCCTGGGAGGAGCAGATGAAGCTGTGCGCCTGGGCGAAGGAACGCGTGGAGCAGGGGGGCGCGCGCATCAAAATACGCCTGGTGAAAGGCGCCAACCTGGCGATGGAGAAGGTGGAGGCCTCCATGCATGGCTGGGCGCAGGCCCCGTATGGCACGAAAGCCCAGGTGGATGCCAATTACAAGAGAATGCTCCATTACGGCTGCATGCCGGATAATGCCAGATATGTGCAGTTCGGCGTGGCTTCCCACAACCTGTTTGATTTGTGTTATGCCATGCTGCTGCGTGAGCGGGAAGGCGTGCGTGACCAGGTGGAATTCGAAATGCTGGAAGGGATGGCGAACCATCAGGCGCGGGTCATCCGCCAGGCGGCGGACGGTCTGCTCCTTTATGCCCCCGTGGTTCTGAAGGAAGACTTTCACAGCGCCATTGCCTACCTGGTGCGGAGGCTGGATGAAAATACCAGTGAGGAAAACTTCCTGCATGATCTCTTCGGCATGACGCCGGGGTCCCGGAGCTGGGAGGTCCAGAAAAAGAGGTTTTTGAAGGCCTGTCAGGAAAAGGATGAGGTGAAGTACGGCCCCAACCGCATGCAGAACCGCGCTGCGGACCCCATCCAGCCCTCACATTACCGGGACGCCTTTGCCAACGAGCGGGATACGGACTGGTCTCTGAGGCAGAATGCGGAATGGATCAATGGGCTGATTGCCGCGGAGAAGGAAAAATCCGGCGAGGAAATCCCTCTGGTTATAGATGGTGAGGAAATTACGACTAATCTATGGGGGGTGGGGCGCGATCCGTCCCGCCATAATGAAGTTTCCTATAAATTCGCTTATGCGGACTTTGAGCAGGTTGAACATGCCTTGGATACGGCGGACAGGGCCCGTTCCTCCTGGGCGTCCAAGAGCATTGGCGAGCGCGCTGAAATCCTGCACCGGGCGGCGCAGGAGCTGTCCAGAATCAGAGGGGAAGCTATTGCTGCCATGGTGAGGGATGCCGGAAAGGCGCCCACGGAGGCTGATGTGGAGGTGAGCGAGGCCATAGACTTCTGCCGCTATTACGCGGAAGGCCTGGACCGCGACGGAATGAACGACGGCGTGGAAATGTCCCCGCTGGGTACCATTTGCGTGATGTCTCCCTGGAATTTCCCCTTCGCCATTCCGACGGGCGGAGTAGCTGCCGCCCTGATGGCGGGAAATGCCGTGGTGTTCAAACCGTCCGAACTGGCCGTTTATACGGCTTGGCAGATTGCCCAGGCGTTCTGGCGCGCCGGTGTTCCTAAAAACGTCCTTCAATTCGTGCCGATGCCGCGCAATGAAATTTCCCGCAAGTTTTTGATGGATCGCCGGTTGAACGGCGTGATCATGACGGGATCCTACCGCACCGGAAAAATGCTGCGCGAACTGCGGCCTGACCTGCACGTGCTGGCTGAAACCAGCGGAAAGGATGCCATGATCATTACCGCTACGGCTGACCCGGACCAGGCTGTGAAGGATTTGGTGAAAAGCGCTTTCGGCCATTCCGGACAGAAGTGTTCCGCCGCCAGTGTGGCTATTGTGGAGGCTTCCGTTTATGACAATCCTGCTTTTCTGCGTCAGTTGAAGGATGCCGCCGCCAGCCTGAAGGTAGGCAGTTCCTGGGAAGTCAACTCCGTTGTGACGCCGCTCATCAGGGAGCCGGAAGGAAATCTGCTCCGTGCGCTGACACAGCTGGAACCCGGAGAGGAATGGCTGCTCAAGCCGGAACCCTCGGAAGACAACCCTTGCCTCTGGTCGCCCGGAATCCGGCTGGGCGTGAAACCGGGAAGCTGGTTCCACCAGACGGAATGCTTCGGTCCGGTGTTGGGCATCATCCGTGCGGAAAATCTGGAGGAAGCCATTGACATCCAGAACGACTCCGAATTTGGCCTTACCGGCGGCCTTCAGTCTCTGGATGAACGGGAAATTGCCTTGTGGAAAACTAAAGTGCAGGTGGGCAACGCGTACATCAACCGTGTCATCACCGGCGCCATCGTCCGCCGCCAGCCGTTCGGCGGGTGGAACCATTCCTCCATGGGGCCTGGCGCCAAAGCCGGAGGTCCCAACTACCTTACCATGCTGGGATGCTGGGAGGAAAAGGCGCTGCCCCAAAAGCTGCGCACGCCGGGTGAGCGTATCTCCGGCCTGGTGGAAAAACTGTGCTCCGATTTGCCGGACTGCGCCAAGCGCATCCGTTCCGCGGCCGCTTCCCAGGCCAAGTGGTGGATGGAGGAATTCGGCGTGGAGCATGATCCCTCCCATATTTACGGAGAAAATAATACCTTCCGCTATATCCCTGTGAAGGGGATTCTGGCCCGTGTGGAAAACATGTCCGACGATGACGTCGCCATTCTGCTGCTGGGGGCGAAACTGTGCGGGGTGCTCCTGCATCTGAGCGTAGGGGAAGAGCGCCCCTGGATTCGGAAAATGAATGGCTACTATGCTTCCCTGACGGTGGAAACGGAAACGGAATTGATCGGACGAATGCCGGAAGCGATTCAAGGCGTGCGATTCCTGCGTGGAACAGATGTTTCCGAGGCTCTGGCCAATGCCGCCCGTGCATGTGATGCGGAAGTGCTGGACCGTCCCGTGTTTGCCAATGGGCGGCTGGAACTGCTGGGATATTTCCGGGAACAGTCTGTTTCCGAAACCGTTCACCGCTACGGCAATCTCATCCCGCCGCCGGGCAGTTTCAAAGCGAACCGCGCGTGAAGAAGAAGGCGTAAATCCCGTTTTTCAGGTATCTTGGTCATCAAATGAAGTAATGACCCTGCGAGTTGTTAGGGTATTTTATAGGCTATTTTTACCAGCAAATCTGATGCAGAATTAAAAAACGTCCAGCTGACAGAATCGAAATCTACAGAAAATCATTATAAATAAAAACATAAAACATCGAACTCACTGCCGAAGACTATGAATGCATTGCCGAAGAAATTAGAAATGCAAAATCTGAAAAATAATGAAGCATCACCAAGTGTCAACACATTTACATATAAATTTTTAAGAATAATTATCACAACTACAATTCTTACTATTATATATGCCTTTCCGGCAGATAAAGATGCGCTCAGTTATTATG